TTACCCCCACCCTTACTGAATATTACGTTTGCGTTGGTGTTCACCCTTAACGTAAAGAAGTTGACGACCCCCATAAAGGTAAGCGCACCCGTCCCGAACTGTAAATTTGTGCTGTGCGGACCTACAAGGAAATCTGACTCGTCAAACTTAGGTGCGGCGGTTCCGTTAATGCCGCTAAGCCGGTAAACCGGCGGGTTGGTATTCTCCAAATAGTCGAAAGCATTAGCACTCTTATCTACCCACGCTTTGATGGGATCAAAGTCGCCGGTAACAGCTATTGTTTTAGCCGTGTCCTGCCACATAGTAGACAGGTCTTGCCCGTCCATCCACAACTGCAGTCCTGCGATGTCAGTCGGATCGGTAAACGGCCCACCGCCATGATTCCTCGGCTTCTTCGGCTTTTTAAAAGTCGGCTTACCCGTCCTTTTTAGTGTGTGCTCTCTAGGAGGGGGCCAGTCACGAAAGGTCATATCACTTGTCGCTCTCGTACCCTGTAGCTATTTCTACACCTACTGCTGGGATCGTGATAGCAATTTTTTTCCAAACGTAATAACCTTTTACTACGATCTCTGCCTGAGTCATATTTCCACCTAAGAGTAGCCCAAAACTGATTGCCGCTACGGGGTCAAGTTCTTTAAGGGCATACGATTTAATTGGAGCACCGGTAGTCTTGTTAAACTCCAAAACTGTGTACAGCTCAAAAGCGTTATCTGCGCCCGCGTCATCGTCAGTGTCGGTTATTAGACGACACACTTTTGATCTGCTCCCGACGCTAAATACTTGGCCAAAACCGCTGACCCCTGTTGCGGGAGCCAACACCTGTTGGAAGGTAAACTTTTCTGTTACGGGTATGTTCATGCGAAATTCCTCTGTACTCCGGCTAATAGTGCGGCGATATCTGATTGAGAGAGCGCGCCGCCGAAGTCAGCAGCGGGCGCTACATTTCGCCCGACGCCTCCTCGCGGCCCGACGAATCCTGTCTGCGGGGCGAGTGAAGGTACCTGCTGTTGGTTTAGCGCTTCCGGTCCGATAAAATTCGGTACCTGTTGTTGTGCAAATGACGGGTCGAATTGAAGGGTTTGCGGTTGTAGTCCTGACAGATCAGTCGGCAATCCGAGTATTGCGTTCTGGAATTGCGGCAATCCGGCCAGCAGCGCCGACTGAGCGCCAACATTACCCTGCTGAAACGTGCTGAACTGTTGCGGTATAGTCTGACCCAGCACGTCGAACGCAGCCTGGGTGCCTATGTTACGGTTCTGGAACGCCCCGGGGGCCAGCGCAAGGACATCACCTCTGGCCAGGTCGGCCTGACGTTCGATGAACCCTTGCGTTTCCTTGTTGGCCGCCTGTTGCGCCTTGAGACTAGACTTGTCGGTACCGCCGAATAGTGTTTTTACCACTTTACCCATGAATTTCGTCCCGCGTTATGCCCAATAGCGTTAAGTCGTGCAGCTTGCCGTGCTTGAGGTAGCTTTTACGGTTAACGCCTTCGATTTGAAAGCCCTGTGACACCGTAAAATCTCGCACGTTGGGGTATATTTCCGGGACCCAAGCTATGACCTTCATGGCGTCAGTGTTATCTAGTATCCACTGTAACGCGGCCTTGCCTGTAGCTCCACTATACTGCTTACGATGTTTCGGTACAACTTGCGCGTGTATTTCGAGGGTCACGGCGTTAATTGCGTCGAGCGCATAAAGGGCTATCAGTTCGCCCTCGACCCGCATCGCCAGCCAGCAGTCACCGACGGTATCCGGTGTATATTCGCCAGGGTCTTGCCCGTCCTCCGCCACGGTCTCCCACATAGCAGGGTGTGTCATCACCTCACGTACTGTCTGCGGGTCGTAGGTGCGTTTCACGTTGAGGGTCATACGACTACCCACCCTTGCGTTCTATCTCCGGCGATTTCGGGAAGCATTTTACGATACTGCACCGGTACCGTCGGCACTGCTTCGTCTACGTATAGCGAATATTGTGCGGCCAGAACGACGCCTTCCGGGGTACCTGTACCGACGATAACCATCGTATTCGTTACCCGTACCACCCACGCTCTCATGATTTGATCAGGCAGACCCTCCTCGTCTACGAGGGGGCGATTAACGTCCAGTTTTAGGGGGGTTTGAGGCATTTAGGTACTCACTATGTCGGCGGTCAACTGGATAATCACCGGTTTAACCGCATCGCTCACGGTAAAACGGAAGATTGCGAATCTCGGTATCCGACCTAATTTCCACCATATGGCCCTGTGTTCATACTCACCGATTTTACCGAGACGGCGAGTACGGGAGTGACCGTACGTCTTGCCGCCGTCCCGACTGATTTCAAGTCGGACTTTAGGGTCGGGGACGTCAGCGTTACCGACACCTGATTCGACGGTTAATTCCAGTGACGCAACTGAAAAAGCCCGCATATTATTCTGGAACGGCTGTGTCGCTACAGGCCGTATAATGTCCGCTCCATACTCCTTAAACACCGACGGGTCGAGTGAACCGATACGTCCATCCTGACTGTCACCTACCAATACCCGGCCATACGCCGATACGACTGAATTGATACGGTCTCGGACAGTCTGCGTAGTGCCTTTAAAATCAACTATTTGAGATTTACGTTCGTGCCACCTCTCAGTGATCGTATCGTATACCAGGGTGGTTGTCGGCAGCGTAAAACCTACGAAAAATCCGCCTTTCTGTGCATACGACCATGCGAACGCCGCCTCAATTTCTTCGACAGTAAACTTTTGCAGCAGACTGTCTATCGCAGTCGTGGAAATCTTACGCGGCGCGTTACCTCGCCACTCCCATATCGAGGCTGAACCGTTCTTACCTGAACCGATGAACATGAACGCACCGGTTGTTTTGACGACGCTGAACGGCGCGTCCACGCCGATGTCGGAGAACAACCCGGTACGTTGAAACGGAAAATCAGCCCCACCGATGTTCTGCTGAGCCTCGGTTGTCTCTGACCCCGCCACGAACAACTGATTGTTGTATACAACCAGCGCCGAGATAATGTCGGGGTCTGACTCTGCTGAACTAAAGTCCAACGCGTTATACGCTAACCCATCATTAAGCGCGGATATGATAAATTTCTTGGTGTCCGTGTTAAAGGCAAAATAACCATCCACGAATACTACACTTTGCGGGTTGCCGTTAGCCCTGAAGTCCAGATCAGTTATCTCGGTCAGGGTGTCCGGCGCGGTTACGAAGATGTATCCTTTCCCGCCTGGTACCATGATACATATCTGAGTGCCGTTATTGGCCATCGATACGCGGCCCGTACCTTCAATCGTACCAAGTGCAGTAACGTCAAACGTTTCAAGCATATCGGTAACGGTACGGTTTAATCGGTATAGGACATTGCCGTTTACAAAATACGGTATCCCTGCCAGTACGTCAGCACCACGATTAGCTTCCCGCACGCCTTCGCCGGGAGCAAGTAACGACTTACCGGGAGTACCGAATAACGTCTCTTGACTTAACGCGGCGGTTTGAGGCAGGTTCGGAAACCAATTCGTACATTCCTGCGCGGAAATGGGCAGACTGTCGCTCTCATAGAACCCGCCCGCGATTGGTAGCGGCGTAGTGGCCATTACCCGAACTTACAGACGGCAGCCGACACTAAAATGTCGGTAGTTCCTGAATCGTTAGAGACGAATACCTCGACGAAATCGTTGGTTTCTAGCGTCAAGCCCCATGTCAGCGTGATTGAAGTAGTTGACCCTGACGCCACCGCCGATGTACGCCTTGAGTTCGCGATTACCGACCCGTTTAATGCCAGGTAAATACTAATGGTCTGTGTGCCCCCGGACACGGGGGAGACGGTAAGAGAAGCGACTATGGAAGGGTCCGTGTCGCGTTGCGCGTCGTAGGTCACGCGACCCCCGACTGTCCCCGTCATTTTGTTATCGTGTTCGACTGTCCAGGCTCCCGCCACAAGGACGGGGGTGTCTATTAAGGCTATAACGGTATTTACAGCGTTGGCCTGTAGGGACAGAAGCGCGTTGACCACTGAATCTGCCGCAAAACTATTCTCTAAAAACTGCCAGCGTAGGTCAGACGGAAAGATAGTCGTCGACGCTATTACCGCTCCGGTTACAATCACCCGCGTTATTTCCCCGACTGCGCCCACTGCGATATTAGCGCTAGAAACCTGACCTTCGACCACTACGTTAGCGCCGGAAGCACTGGCAGCCTGTACGGTCGTTATCGAAAACCGCCCGAACATAGCGCCGTCAAGTTCGAACAATACACCGGTCCAGGCCCGTACAATGACATCAGTTATGATAACTACGTCACACGTGCCCGAGAAGATGAAAACGTCAGCCGAACAGGTCGCCGTTACGCCTCCCGACCTAAATATCGCACAGGCTTTAACGTCAACGATTGACACACAACTGACTATCGAGATTTGACCCAGTAGTAGGTTAGCTCCCGCGCTAAGCGATGTAAGTCCGAATATCGTACAGTTAGGTGCTGTTATCCGCAGACCGTTTATCTCATTGGTAAATGCCCCCGCGTTCTCGAATAGGAAACCTGACCCAGTAGTTGTGATTCCGGTGACGGCGAACGAAAACCCGGTCATTACTGTGTTAGCGGCAAGCGTGAACGTATTATTGCCTATATCGATGATGTCCTGTATGAAATATACCGTGTCTGCCGTCAGCGGTATGACTCCACCCACCGGTGAGGGAAAGTCAGCAAGTTCATTTATGACCACAACACTACTCGCACCTGGCGTAGAAACGTCAGATACGATGATATCTTCTCCTGACAGAGATACCGCTATACCCGACCCTGACCGAATACGGCGTATATGATTCTTCGGGTTTAGCACCGGTACCCCACCGCCTGTCGTCTGTGCGTCCAACTCGGCGCGTATGCCGTTCTCCGGCGACACCGAAAACTTCAAACCGCTGTTTTCATCGGCTTCCAGGTTACGGATGTTATGTACCGAACCTTGTTTTTCTAAGACGGGCACTGCTAGTGGATCACCTGCCTGTACGATTGAGCCTGTTACATTTAACGCCGTCAACAGATTTGCTATCGGAATTTTAATATTCACACCGTTATGAACATAGTCAAACGTTGCTCCGGAAGGGATAACCGTATCGCCCGGAAAAGTGCTTTTTTTTCTGCCTTGCGCCCGTATATTCATGATGCTATTCCCGTCACGCTTAGAAGTTTTTGCGTCGCGCCCACGCTATCGTGTGTTATGTTTCCCCCGTAAATGCCAGCAACGGGCGGTTCCATGCGTATGAATACCGTAGCATTTACCGCCTGGGCGACGGGAGTTATGTTTAAACTGGACGTAAACGGTCCGCCGCTAACAAGCGATACCGCAAAATTAGCCGGAGGGACTACGATGACATCTGCGCTAAGTCCCGTACCTGATACATTGTATTGCTGTTCTGGACTCGGGGCCGGCGCTACACTACCGAATTGACTAAGTGCCCCTGCGAGGGTAATGACTGGTAGGGGGGTAGCCGTACCGGTTACAGGCTGGTCTACCCGTGCAGCTCCGGGGGAGGTATGGACTATGTCGCCCGCTGATGTACCACCTGAACCGCGTACAAACCGTACGAATATCCTTGTCGCGGCACCTGAGATATCCAATGTTCCGCCGAAACCACTGCCGCTGGTAATAGAAATTTCAAAATCTATGGGTGCCGCAATATGTATAGCGTCCGTCAAATTGCCTCCCGACACTACGTACGACTGTTCGGCTGACACCGCAGGCCATAGCGACGAGAAGGCGCTCAGTGCGCCCGATACTGTTATGAAGGGGGTCGGTACGACGGGATCACAATCCTCGTCCAGAACGGTTGCCTCAAGTGCTATACAACCTGTGGTCTCAGCTAGTATCAGCGCTTCTTCGTCAGGGTAGAAATGGCGGTCACGTAGATCGCCTTCGTTACCTGATCCGACTGGCAGGTTGCCCGGGAAACGCATGGTCGGGACAGCCTGACCGATGATACGCATGACCTTTTCGCCATCATTCGCGGCCCTCTGCAGTGCGGGGGAGACTATGCCATTAAATTCGGGCGAAACTTCGACCGCCAGGTTAGCGATTAACCCACGTAGTGCGCCCGTCGGTATGGTGATATCGTCGCCAAGGTTCGTAACGAACGTATACCCGAGCGTAACGCCTTCGGCGTCAAGCGCAAGCATATAGTTATTCATGGCGAAGATCGCGTCTTGCGCCATGTCCGGCTCAATATCTGCTTCTGACGCCTGTACGATTATCCGTTGTAGCGCCGCCTTAACTACCTGTGCGGCTGTCGCCATAGTTACTTGCTCTTAGGCTTAGGCTTAGCAGCCTTAGCAGCCTTAACTTCTTCGGCGGGCAGCCAGCCAAGGCTAATAGCTTTGTTCAGACTGTCGGGAAAGGAGTTGACCGGAACGGGAGTACCGTCAGGTTTAACGAAATCAACGAGTTTCAATCGAGGGTCCGTTTTGGGCTTCTTAGACATATCCTATCTCCTGTGTGCGGGGGCATGTAGAGACGCCCCGAAGGGCGTCCCTTAACTACTCACTTACTGCTTATGGCTTACCGAAGCCGTGACCCGCGAAGAATGGGTTCAAAGCGGCAAACGCCGGGTGTAGGTCGAAACGAATGAACTGTTTGTTGGCGAGACCGTCGGAGAACTTGCTAACTCGGAGGGTCATACCGTCCTTCGTCTTAGAGACCGTATCGGTGCTGAACAACTTCTTGATCGGTACAGAACCGATTGAGAAAGCGTCCTTCTGCCAGAACAGATTCGGCTGGTGCAAGGTACTGGCTGCGCCCAGGAGGGTCACAACGTCGCCCGACACTGCTGCCGTATCAGTCGTATTGAACGCACCAGTCGCCTCGAAGATAGCCGGACCAGTAACAGTGATGTTACCTTCACCCGACGCGCCGAGTGTGACTGGTGTCGTCACGGTGGCTGTCCAGACAACGACCGCACCTGCCGCGTTAACGACTGGTTGGCGCGTACTCAGATTCAGCCGGTTACGGCCAGTGATCTGAATCGTCTCGCCTGCCCGTACCTGTAGATTGGCCCCAAACGCCGTGACCGCGAGAACCTGCGTCATGGTGTCTTTAGCGCCTACGTAGGTAACTACCGGATTGGCTGACAGTGTTCCCGCACGATCCGCCGGACTGTGAGTGGTGTACGAGGGTAACGTGGTCGCTGTCATTACAGCGTCGAAACCAGCATAACCCCGGGCAATTGTCGCCCGTTTGTGCGCCTCAGAAATCAATGCGCCTGCACTCCCACCCGCACCCAATGAACGCTGGTTATCCGCAAGAGCGGCCTGCGTAAACGGGTTTACCGTGTAGAACCACGGCTTACTTGCCGGGATACCGTGAGCGGCCATTACTGCGCCTGCCTCTGCGATGTCGCCCCAAGCGTCTGCCGCCGTACCATGAGTACCGGCCAACAGACCAGCGTTAATCATCATGAAATTGGCGAAATTTAACTCAAGCGTGGTGACAATTCGCTCCGCTGCCGGTTCCAGCAGTTCGTCGAGCTGATCCATCTTGAGTGCCTGGTC